ATTTTCATATCATGAAATAATAAAAAATATTACAAAATTATAGGGATTATGAATAAAAAAATATTTAATACGATAGGGGAAAAATGTATTGTAAATTATCCGGATAGAATTCCGGTAATAATATATTGTCAAAATAATAAAATTAAACCAATTCAATTTTTGGCAAAAAATAGTATGACAGTTAGCTGTTTATTGGCATACATAAGAAAAAAAATAAAAATTAGTTATTCGCAATCTTTAGATATTTCAATAAATGGCATATTGATATCACCAACGGAAACAATAGAATTGCTATACCCAAAATATAAAAATACTAATGACGGCTGTATCCATATGACTGTAAGTGCAAAAAATATTTTTAAAAATTAGTTGTATCAAAAAATTTATAATGTTTAATGAATCGCATAATTAATTTTATTAATTATGCAATTTTTTTTTTTCGCTATAATATAGATATATGTCAAGTAATTACGCTGAATTTAATAGATATGCATCATCTGATGGAACAGAAAATTATTCGCTTGACCAATTAGAAGACAGAATATTTGTTAATAATAATCCTAATACCATGCACACATCTTCTACAGCTCATGATTCACCATATTACGTTTCTGGTGCACCAACGTCACAAAATCAAAATATTAGTATGCTAACTCCAAGTGAAAATATTCCATATAATGGAACATTAAATACTCAACCATCGTATTCATATACCCCAAGAAGAAAGACAACATATATGCCACAAATGAGTTGCAGTGGAGCCAATTATAAATCAACACACGTACCGAAAATACCATCTTGTCAAAATATGTGTTTAAACGATAATAATTGTAAAATGTGGTCATTCAATAATTTAAATCAACAATGTTTTCTCAAAAATCGAATTAATCCATGTACAGAAAATGAAGTATTTACCAGTGGACGCATTATCGAAAAAAATTCACCAATACCATTACCACCTCATCCATCACCAAGGCCACCAACGGAACACAGACAATCAACTATGTTACCAAATACATCATATGGTGGCCAACATGCTATTGATTTTGGATACACTACAAATGGTACCGAATGCAAAAATCATTGTATATACGATACAAAATGTAACCAATGGTCATACAAACCATTTAATAATTCACAAGGAGGAGGATCATGTGTGGGAAATATCGGTCGACCACAAAAAATAGAACAAATAATGGGAGCAGTCAGTGGTAATATTTTTGTAAAACAACTATCGCCATCACCAATTCCAATGCCATCTCCAATGCCATCATCACCGTCACCAATGCCATCTCCATCACCAATGCCACAACCTTATTATTGAATTATCGTAATTTATTAGTTTGATTCCATTTTATAATATAATATTGTTATATTATAAATGAATAATTATGTTGTTTGCTTAGGTACTAGAGGTGACGGAAAACGGGTACGTTGCATAAAATTATCGGGAACTCAAATATATCCGCCATATGGTGAAGAACCTACCTGGAAACCACTTTATCCATTGTCTGTCCAAATAATACCGCATCAAAAAAGAGGATACAATAATAATTTGATTAATAATACTATCAATGACACTGTGGTAATTCCAAATAAAAACACTAAAATAACAGGATATCAATGTTGGTCATCATGTACAGAAAATACAAAACATATATCATACGTTGAATTTTTTGATTTATTAAAAAAATTATCGTCAAATACTCATCATTAAATAATTTTTTTTTAGTATATTTTGCATATATTCCGTATCAAAATTATGGTATTTAAATAATTGAATAATTGAATGAGAACACAGCCATGACAATAAAAATGAATTTTATTAAATTTTTTTGGTGGATCGCACCAACATCCTAAAACTTTTGATTCTAGTTCGGATAAATCGTGAAATAAATTAGAATTAACAATATATTTTAAATATAATTGGCAAACTTTTTCTACCGAGCCATACTGTTTTATGGTAAATGGATTATGCCATTTACTTTTAGATAAATTCCAGCCACCATAATTAATCGCTCTACCTATATAAATATCACAATCTTGAATTATGCCGGTTTTATTTCTTCTAATTCTAACTAATTTTGGTATTGACATACAATAATACCAATGAATATAATGAATATAGAATACATTTATATATAGTTTATGAGTTTTATTCATCAAATTTTATTTTTTGATAAGGATGCTAGTAAAATTAATATTTATAAAAAAATATTAACTAGTACAAAAATTAGTAATAAATTATTTTTTATCAATGATGATTTTGAAAATTTAATAAAAAATAATCGTGTTCATATCGCGATTTCCCCTGCTAATTCCTATTTGAGTATGACCGGGGGAATTGATATGGCTTATGCTAAATTATTCCCAGGAATAGAAGATAAATTACGATCCAAATTAATAACCAAAAAATATGACACAAGTACTATAAATTACAAAGGCACTAATTATATTTTACCAATAGGAAAAACGATATTAGCCGAAACTGGGGACAAACGATGTTATTTTATTATGGCATCACCCACTATGGTTACTCCCAAAAATATTATTGGCACAAATAATGTATATCATTGTATGAAAGCAATACTGAAAAAAATATCAATAATTGATACACAGATTACAATCGCTTGCCCATGTTTAGGAACAGGTATTGGAAATTTAGCCGCTGAAAAATCAGCGGCTCAAATTAAAAAGGCAATAGATGAATTTATATCTGGCAAAATATAATAGTATTTATTATCATAAATGAATATAGTGGCAATAGTTATTTTATTAATTTTAATGAGTTTGATATTTATTTATTGGATTGGTCCAGAAAAATTTCCATTTAATGGTATGTATTCTATTAAAAAAACAGAATACCAAAAAAAACAATGGGTCAGACTATTAGATATTTTTATATTAGGGCCTTTTGCTATTTGGTTAGGATATAAATTACAAACTGATAAAACTAAATCTTGGGGCGTAATACCATATTTGTTATATGCATATGCATTCGGAACCATCGTTTATAATTTTTTAAATTATCGCAAAAATACTTTGTAAGCCGAATAAAAATTGATTATTTAAATTTAAACATACTCTATATTAATTATCTTACTAATAATATTACAAGTCATAATATTATTAATATGAGTAGAGAAGAATTTATTAGAAAACAGGAGCAAATTATTCAAGAAAAATGGAATAAATCGATATTCCAATCAGATGCTCCTGTATTATTTGATCCTGACAATAAAAATAAATTTTTTGTTACATTTCCATTTCCGTATATGAATGGAAGATTACATTTGGGACATGTTTTTTCTTTATTAAAAGCGGATATTATGGCTCGCCATTTTTTGACGCGTGGATACAATGTGCTATTTCCATTTGGTTTTCATGCGACTGGTATTCCAATTTCGGCAGCGGCTAATAAATTAAAAATAGAATTAGAATCGAAAAATTCTGACAAAAAACAATGCAGTACGATGATCAAAATGGGAATTCCGGAAACAGAAATTCCAAATTTTATTGATGGAAAATATTGGATTGAATATTTTCCAAACATGGCATCAGAAATTGATTTACCGGCACTTGGATGCGCAATTGATTATCGAAGATCATTTATTACAACGGATTTGAATCCATATTTTGATTCTTTTGTTAGATGGCAATTCAATAAATTAAACCAAAAACAGTATTTAAAATTCGGTAAAAAAAATGGTTATCTATTCCGAAAAGGATAATCAACCATGTTCGGATGCCGATAGAACTACTGGTGAAGGAGTAGAAATAAAAGAATTAAAAATTGCTTTTGTTACCCTCGGAATAAACGGATATGTTGTCACATATGATCCATCGGCTCCGATCGATAAAGAAATTGTATCCAAAAAATTTACTCCAATGTATATGCTGTACAACAAAAATGATAATAATTCCTATGATTTGGAGCAAATTATAGACAAAGCTGATATTTTAAAAATATGTGAAAAAAAATATATTATTGCGAGTCATTTATTTTGCAGGAATTCTACACACCAACCAATTAATAAACAAAAAATATTTGATTGTTTCAATAATAGTTCAAACGAGATTGAGTGGTCGTTTTCGAATCATTATGATGAAATGGACAAAACTGATTTATCACACGGTTCTGGTATATATACATCAAATCCTAATTTGGATTGGCAACCATATTTTGAACAGGAATCAATGGTCATTTCTAGATCGGGCGATGAATGCATTGTAGCTGAAACAGACCAATGGTATATAATGTACGACAATCCTGAATGGCAAAAAAGTGTTTATGATCATGTTGCCAATGAAGTCGGATTTACTGATCAAACTGTTAGGGATTTATTACTAGGTACAATTAAAAAAAGTCATCCGTGGCCATGTTCAAGAACATTTGGTATGGGAAGCAGAATACCATTTGATGAAAAATATTTAATAGATTCTCTTTCTGATTCTACCATATATATGGCATACTATACAGTTTCGCATTTAATTACACAGCTTCCATCTAGTGTATTATCGGATGATATTTGGGAATCTATTTTCTTTGGTAAACAATGTGACGCATCACAAAAATATCCAGAACTTTTTTCTAAAATGACAAATGAGTTTGCTTATTGGTATCCAGTTGATCTTCGCGTTTCTGGAAAAGATTTAATAACCAATCATTTAACTATGATGTTTTTTAATCATATGGCCATATTTGGTCCGGAGTTAATGCCAAAAACTATTTATGCAAATGGTCATATAATGTTTAACGGTGAAAAAATGAGCAAAAGTAAGGGTAATTTTATTACACTCGGTCAAGCAATCGAAAAATACGGTATTAATGTGACCCGTTTTATTGCGGCAACAGCTGGTGATGATACAATTGATGGTAATTTTAATGAAAGCGAAGTTAATCCGTGTATTCTTTCAATGTATGCAGAAATCCAAAATTGGTCAAAAACGGACATTACTAAGATGCGGACAGATTCTTATCAATTTATGGATCATATGCAAATGATTTCACTAAACGAAATTTTAAACAAAGTTGCTTCTGCTTATTCTGACATGAGATTTAGAGATGTAATTAAATACGGATTCCACACCATGATGTATATAAATTATTTTTGCAAGCGGAATTAGTTATTATGAAACCGATTATGCCGCATTGGGTGGAATATATGGCATCAACATACTGTATAGAAACATTCTGGCCAAAATTAGATATTGATCCGATATATTATCAACCAAAAACTCAATGGTTTAATCATTATTGTCAAATAATAAAACTAAAATTATCAAAACGTTTGAAGCGATTTAGAAAGAAAAAAATACTACCAAATTGTACAATTATTATTAATAATGATATGAATAAATATTTGTTAGAAATATTAAAATTTGGCACAAACAATGAAAATAAAAAAAAAATATTAGATTTGTTTCCAAATAAAAATGAAAATAATACGGTTATTGAATTAATAACTCATATAAATAAATTTAATGAAATGTTTGACGAAGAAGATATAGCAAATTGGTTATGTAGCGATAACAAAAATATGATTAAACAATGTTTATCAGCTCATTTTTCTCATCTAACAATTACTGTTATTTATGATTCACTGGCTAAAGGTGATTGTCTCAATCCACAGTTTGAATTTAGTTAGTACTGTGTATAAAAATTGATAAATTTATGACATCCAAGTTAATAATATTATCTTAATTATAATTAAGAATAAACATTATGATGACCGCATTAGCTATTATTCCATGTACATTATTGGCCCAAGGTATTTATGCTGGATTAATTGGTACTATTAGTACTGTTACCATGAAAACATGTGGATTAGCAAAATCCATATACACACATAAAAATCCAGATATTACCAAAATATTATTGGAACTAGATATTGAAAGAAGATTGGCTCTAATTCAAGCAGTTTTAAATAAAATTGATCACCAAGCTGCAAAAAATGAGACAGCGCATATAAAACTAAATGATCTTGAAAAAACACAATTATTTGAGTTGATAGGCAGTGAAGTAGATTTTCGAAACGATCCAATTGAATTATGTATTATATATTTGCATGATACTATACAAAATATTCATAATGATTTGGATACTATCAATAAAAAGATCGCGTATCACAATACTAAATGGTTTCATACTTGGAGAACATTAAATATTAAATCAATGACAGAAAATTTAAAACTCAATTCTAATTTATTAGAATCCAGATTTACTGATCTTACAAAAATTAGTATGTTTTTAAGAGCAAATAATTAATTAAAAAAAAATAATATTAGTATTTATGTAAAACAAAAATGAATGATTTAATAATAACCATATACGTGTTATGGTGCAGCTTTACTGGAAAAATTATATATGATAAATCTCACCTTGAAAAATTGAAATTTGAATTGTTTGCCATGATATATTTATTTATGTTTTTTATGAATAAATACTAAGGATAGGATTTTATCCAAATTTAATAAAAATGTCAAATGAAAATATTATTGGTTCAACCGAAATATCACAAAAAAACATTTCCCCAAGTTTAATAAAAATGAAAGAATTTCTTGAAATAAGAGACCATAAATGTGTGGAAATAAGGCAAGTCGAAAAATCAAATATTCGAACGTGTTTAGAAAAGCGCCCGGAATTCGAATTATTTTGGTGCGAAAGTCCCAATTGTAAATTTCCTTTATTGCAGCATGATATAATTTCTAAATATGTTTAATTTATTTAATGTTCGGATTTTTGAGCTTATACTATTTTTATAAAAATAATATAAGCTCAAAAATCCGAACATTAAATGGTATAGTTAATCAAATTTTAATAATTCCAAAACATCTTCTTTGGTAATTTTATCATAACCTTTTTCATCTACCAGTTTCGAAATTGCTGGCAAAAATGTTCTGGGACAATTATAATCCCATGCCACCGCATGATCGAATGAACATCGTGTGCTACACATGATCATACAATTATCACCGGAATATCTCTTAAAAAAGAGACAACCACCAATGGCAAAAACCTCACGACCTGAATGGTAATCTACACCAACCATACCAAATGCTCCAGCATCAATTATTGGATATTCTAGATCCGAATGCATCATCGGTAGATGAATCTCGGGAAGTTTTTTCGTAAACTCCTTAATACAGTCAAGACCTTTGGGGCCATCAGCTAGTATTTGTTTGGTATTCATGTGTTTACAAATTTGTAAGTTAATGGTATTATTTTTTTAATGGATTCATTAGAATATGTTATATTCAATTTTTTTGCTTAAAATTATTATTACAAAAACTTTTTGAGTAATTCTTTGAGTGCTATTTTAGCGGCAGATGTCGATGGTATAATATGCGCACCATCATGTACAAAAACTGTTTTATTTGGATAAGATTCTGATAATATTTTCGATATATCAGGAGGGATAACTGTATCTGCTAATCCATACATATGAAGTGTATCCATAGACGGATGCGTATCATCTAAATCATAACCAGCATGATTGAACTGTTTACAAGCAATAAAAATAGCGAATCTAATATCGAATGGTATACCACCTTGCATAGATAATTTACAAATATAATCAGCAAAACATCCTCCTTGAGAAAATCCAATAATGCCATCAATACGACGAATTTTTTGTCCTAATTTTAAAAAGGCTTCTAATGATTCTTCTAAATGAAATATTTTGTTATTTTTTTCATATTTGTCTATCTGGGTAGTAAATCTATATAAAAGTATATAAATTTTTTAAGAGTTCTTCAACCCTTGAGTATCCCCATTTACTCTTATCCACTGGCTAGGCTTCGTGGACGTTTAGATTTACCGGATTAC